GCACCAACCTTAGCCATAGCGTAGACAGACTTGGTGAACTTAACACCATGCACAGTCTTTACTTCAGACCAGATGCCGGTAGCGATGATACCGTCCTTGTTGCGGAGGGTAAGTTTGTCTCCTACGGTATAGACTTCGTTAGACCAGATTGCACTGTTCTTTCTATCGTCCCAGCCCTTGGCCGTGATGAGTTGGTCGAGGATGATGAACCCTGTGTCCTGTGGTAGTGTTTTAGACTCTTGGGCTTCTTTATCGTAAAACTCCCATGCGGAAGCTTGTGTGTTCCATTGAAGGAACTTGGTAGCAGGGTTTGAAGACCCTGTTGATCTTGGTTTAGTTCTAGACATAATATTATTGGTTGTGTGTTAAAATTAAAATTGGAAGATGTCGGTGTCATCCCACACCACATCTGGCAAGTCTTCAAACTTGACCGGGACGTATGGCTTCTTAGCACCAATCTTCTCTTGGAAGTATTCGTATGTGTGATCACTCCAAGGCACATAAACCGCATCGTGCTCACGACCCAAAGCGTCCCAGAAATCTTTGATCGCATACCTGCGGCCTTCTTCTGGTATGGAGTTATGCCATTCTAGGCACTCGTTTGCGCCCCCCATATACTTGATAAAATTGCGAACCTCTACTTCGCAATACTTGTGAAACTTATAATCTGTTGAGCCTGGCTGTGAATATATCATTTTATATATTATTGGTTGCGCCCCGCCCCGTAGGGCTAGGGCTGTTGTTAAGATGTTAGATGTCTAGTCGATACAGAGACATATAGCCGGGACTCCCTTCGCGTTCAGCCCTAAGTGTTGGATGACAGTCTCTCAAGTTTCCTCCCCACTCCTTTGGAACAACAGTGTTTAGTATCTCGGCAACTCGCCTTGCGCTTCTGACCAGTGGCTTATAGTCAACGTCCATGCCTCCTCCATCGGAGTAATATAACGCGTCTTCAAAGAGATTCCGTAAAGGCCAGTCTTCGGTCACTTCGACCTCTATTTGTCGTTTCGTCTCTCGGATTATATCAGGGCGATCTTCTTCGTCAAAACGATCCATGAAGTCTGATACGTGAGTGCGTGGTAGTTTTATTGTTTTCATTTTATATATATTATTGATGTGTGTATTTTTATGTATCGCAGACGTGCGATGGTTTAATGTTATGACAGACCGAAAAAATAAATCAATACTTTTTTTTAATTATTTTATAAATCGTTGATATTCAATGATATTTAAATTTTAGGGTATGGTGATTATTTGTTCACTAGTTTGTTTTTCTTTCGCTCTGCGTTCTCGGCCTTGGTCTTGATTGAATGACACTGCACACAGATAGCTTGAAACCCACCTATCTCACAGAACAGTCTGGCTATAAGCGCATCCCAGTTGTCAAAGCCAGTGACCGGCACGATGGGGTTAATGTGATCTGCTCTCATATCCTTGGCAGGGAATAGTTCCCCGCAAACAGAACACTTGTGCAGCTTGCACTTGCGCCCTGTTGCGGGGTTCACACCATGAACAACAAAACTTGATTTGATAACTTCATACTTAACAGGCCATTGAGCACGACGCAAGGCAGACATGATAAAGCTCCTATATCGAGCCTTAGTCCATTGACCTGAGTTGTATGGCTTTTCTACTCCCAATCTAATTCTTCTTCGTCAAAAGGAGAGATGAAGCATGGGGTCTGTTCACCCACCCAAGCCCCTATCTGATTATACTCAAAATACTCTATGGCTTCCTCGTCAGTCATCCCGTCATCCATTAATTGCTCTAAGACTTTCTCCTTGTCGTAACAGATAATGGTAGGTTGACCATACCTATGCACAACACCCGCTATGCAATCGTCG